AAAATATCTCGCAAAATGTAAAGCGATAGACGAACAATTAGAAGATAAGTAATTAATTAATAAATAATTATGAGAATTAAAAAATGTAAAATATGCGAAGGAGATAGAAGCTATAATATATGTGGATGTTGTTGTAATAATCGTAAGAGCTTAGCAGAATATGCAGTGAATTATCTACAACTTGGATTATGGATATTTTTAGGAGTGGCATTTTATTTTGTGTATAAGATGACATTTTCTATGGATGACGATCTATCAATAGCAATTACTTGGTGTTATTTAATATTCACGATTGGATTAATGATCGGAACGCTAATTCAAATTGTAGATAATTTTAAGAAATAATAATATGAATAAAAATATATTAAAAAATGTATCAATCGAAATAGTTAAAAAAAGACTATGGAATAATAAACACAGCGCCGTAGATACCTCTAAAATATATAAATTTGATCTACTCGTCGATGGAAAATATTTTGTATCAGTTAATGGGACTAATTTAAGGAATATAGACATCGATATAATTGTTAATAAAATAAATGGTAGCTTTGATTTATTTTATGGTAAAAAAATAAAAGGAGAATGGAGATATGTTGAAGATATATCTGGAATATTTTCCGGCAAAAATTCATTTAATTTGCCTGAAAGAAGGTTACGATTAATTGATTTTAAGTGGTATTCTTTAAGGGAGGTGCGAGAAATATTATCAATGAGCGACCTAATGGTTAAACGACTAATTCATAATAAGGAGTTAAAGTGTATTAGGTTGCATTCTGGGGTTGGTACTAGAATGCAATTCAAGGGGGAGTGGATAATGAGCTATTTAGGGAAGTAAACGAGGCCACACAGTGCCGTCAGCTGTATTTATTGTTTGTTTTGGGGGTGTTGTATGGGTTACCTTAATAAATTGAGCCTACCCCCCAAGAAATTAAAAATTTAAACATAAAAAAAACTATGTTCACAAAATTAAACAGGGAAATCAAGAAAATCAGAAAGGAGTTGATAATTTTCAAGAAAAGCAAAAAATTTACACCCAGAGGATTAAATATCACTTTTCTTGATAAAATATTAAATGATTTGACTAAATCTAAAAAATAAGCTATTATTAATGGGTATATTTTACAATTTAATATAAAATACCTCTTACATATATTGAATGAACCAATGGGTTCTTATATAAATGATGCCTTTCCGTAAGAGGGGCTAGTTTCTATAAGACCCTATTGGTTTTTTTAATTAAATAAATATAAATAAGTATGAACAAAGAACAAAAAAAGCTAGCTTATCAAGCGATTGATGAAGTTGTAATAGACAGCACAGCACGCCAGATAATAAAATATGTTATGAAGTGTGAATTACTGGGTCAATATATTATAAATCCAACCAATAATTATCTCGCTAATAAATACGGCTGGACTAGCGAAACAGTAAGGAAAGCAATTTATCTTGCTAAAAAGAGCCAATTTATCACAATAGTAAACCAAAAGAGAGGTGGTTCAAGGGGCAGACTATTTGAGTTAAATGTCAATTTTCTTAAAGTAGAAATGGCTAAAATATTTATGAGAAGACCAACATTGAAGACCATAGATTTTTCTGAATTTGAACAGCCAAGTCCTCGTGGGGAACCTATCCAAGTAAATGTAGTTGACACGGTGGGTTAATATAACCTAGCTAAGTCCCTGTGGAGGACACAGCTAAGTCAACGTGGTTTACACGGCTAACGAGGTGGTAAAGAAACGTTACTAAATAATAATTAATATAAATAAATGAAACAAGAATATTATATAAACATACAAAGTTGGATGATACGAGACTTGAAACTAACAGGTAATAAATTACTTGTGTACGCTACTATATATGGATTTTCCCAAGACGGTGAGAATAGTTATATGGGGGGCTTAGTATATCTCCAAAAAGCTCTGAGGATATCTTATCCAACAGTAATAAGAACCATCAATTTTCTTATTAACAAAAAATACATTATTAAAACAGCAGAGGGTCATTATAAAGCAATAATAAATAATAATTAAACAAATATGAAATACAATATAAACATCAATCAAAGGGTGCTATCAACAACGAACCTTAATATTATAGACTGTGCAATATTGGATTATCTTATATTTTATTGTAATTCTAAAAATGAAAAGATAGAAAAAAACAGAGTAGATGGCTTCACTTGGATAAATTATAAAAGCCTACTCGAGGATATGCCACTATTAAGGATAAAAAGAACACAATCTATAACACCAAGGATGAGAAAATTAGAGGAGGATGGATTTATAATTACTAAAATAATCAGAGTTAGTGGCTATCGCCGTTTAATGGTAAACACAACTAAAAATATAGACAATCTTTTCGTAGAACAAATAAAGCCTAATCGTGAAACCGATGTACGCCTAATCGTGAAAACTGTTAGGCCTAATCGTGAAACCGTTGTTAATAATAATACTAGTAATAATAATACTAATAATAATATAGTCGAGGCAAGCTCGACTCCATCCTTACCTGCTGGATTTAAAAAAACAATAGTAAACTTTCGCAACCTTAGGAGGGTTGAAAGTGGTAGAAAACCAATGACCCCAAGGAAGCCAACTGAAAAGCAAGACTTGATTAAAAAGTCATTTAATGTGATAGATAGGTTTAAGGATGTTGGTTATAATCAGCATGGTATGCAATTTCTCAATGTTAATAATGAAAAAAGAAATATAATAGTTAGAAAATTAATTATAAATTCTTATAAAGTATTTGGTGATGAATTATTTGATTTAATTGATTGGTGGTTTGCCGGCGCTGGTGAGTGGGCTACTTATGAACCAGAGCAGTGTTTCTCGCTAAAAACTATAGAAAAATTTAAAAACAGCAAAAACAAAAAAGAGAAAGGAGGTGCATATAAAATATGATTTTGATAACCTATATCGTGCTTTTTAGGAAAGACTGCGGATTTGATGATATTGAGCTGGATGAGGATCGTGGTAGAAATTTAGGAGAGATTTGGTTAAAAGATAAAAAAGGATCATACGAAATTGATGGAAGCTTCTATGATGGAAATCAAATATTGGCAATAATTAAAAATACAAAAAAAATGCTATGAAACAAAAAATATATAAAATACAACTCGAGACAAAATATTTTTACAATAAAGAAATGGAGGAGGCAATTCTTGGAGGAATAATAATTGATAATAAAAGTATATATGGAGTTTTGGATAATATTAATTATCAAGATTTTTATTTTGAAATAAATAAAAAAATATTTAAATCAATGCTTAAAATATCAGACGATGGCCAAGAAATAAATATTATTACAATTGCAAATGAATTAAGTAGTAGTGAGCAAAATATCCATTCTATTTTAGCTGGGATAACTATTAATTTTATTAATAACCCAATAAAATTATCAATAAAATTAAGAGAGCTTTCAATTAAAAGATGGCTAACTGACTTTTTTATAAAAACAACAAGTGAGTTAGAAATAAAAGGCTCTACAGAAATTTTAGCAGAAATCGGATCTAAAATATCAAGTGCATACAATAAAACAAATAAAGAAAAATCTAGCGCTAAGGAAATAATCCAAAGTGTAATAAAAAATCAGGTAGAAGTTCGAGAAAAAATAAACTCAGGTAGAAAATATATTGGAGAAGAATGTGGCTTTAGCAAACTTGATTATTGCCTTAGTGGTATTCGTAGTTTTTATTATCTAATTAATGCGTACACCTCAGTCGGGAAGACAATGTTTTCACTAAATATCGTTAATAATTTCTTAAATAATAATAAGCGAGTAGTATTTTTCTCACTCGAAATGAGTCAAGATGAAATAATGACTAGGCTTATTGCTATCCGGTCAGGTATTAATTCTATCAGTGTATCAATGGGATCTTTTATGGAGGATGAAAGAGAGCAAACGGCCAAAAATGATTTATATAATAAAAATTTAGTTTTATATAGTCAGAAGCGTTCGCTCGATGATATTAAGATTGCAATGATAAGTGAAAATTTAAAAGAAAAGGTTGATTTATTTGTTATTGATTATTTGCAGCACATAAAAATTCCAAATTCAACTAGTCGCTATGAAAAATACACCGAAGCATCTAACCAAATTCAAGAAATGGTTAGTAAATTAGATGTGCCAATAATTGTTTTATCCCAAATTGACAACGCTAGCGCATCGAGCAAACAGACGGAAGTAATTGCCACTAAAGGATCAGGTGATGTTCCTGCTGATGCCGATGTCGTCATCCTCATGCAAAGGGATAAAAAAACCACACAATGTTATAAAGACGGATTTATTGGAATAAATTTTTTTGTACAAAAAAATAGACATGGTGTAACTGGCAATCTAGAATTCATCTTGGAAACAAAATGCGGTCGGTTTTATGACAGAGAAGAATACCCGAGGATAAGTAGTAAAAACTAAAAATATGAATGAAGATGAATTAAAAGAATATAATATGATAAATGGCTTGGAAACTAAAGATTTTGGGAGTCGTGCTGTATTATTAAGGGCTGTTAAATATCTTGCAAAACAGCGCGGTTATAGGGTTTCTGGGTTTAACAAAATGCCAAGAAAACAGTTATTGGAGATACATAAAAAGCTTGACCAAACTATTTAAATATGCTATAATTTAACTATGAAAACATTAAAAACAAAACAACCGAATAGAATATTAGTATCCGCCAGCGAGTCAACTACATTGTTTTGTGTTTTTGTTTTCATTTCGCTGGTGGTTTTTAGTATTCTAGGGGGAGGTGGATTATGATAGTAATTTGTGGGTGCGGTGGAAAGGTAGAAATATTTTTTGAGAAAAAATTTAACAAAAAAGGAAAGGAACTTAAAAGAATGATGCGAACACTTACTTGCATTAAATGTGGAAAAAAATTTGAAACTAAACAAGAAAAAGCAGACAGAATAAATAACATAAATTAAAAAAATATGAAAAAGAAAAAAAAGATAGCAAAAATAACTCCAAAAAAAGATTTGGAAGTTATTGAAAAAATTACAGGATCATCTGGTTTTAATGAGTTTGAAAAAACAAACGAACTAATTTCAGAGGCAATTAAAACTAAAGTATCAGTTGAAACAATGGAAAAGGTTTTAGCGATGCGTAGGGAGCTAAAGGCTGAATGGGCTAAAGAACAATTTGATGTTGCTATGTCAAACTTCCAGAGGGATTGCCCGGTAATTGAGAAGAAAAAAATAGTATATGAAAAGAATAAAAAAGATATTAGATATAAATATGCATCACTTGAGTCAATAGTTGATCAAGCGAAGAGTTTTATTTCAGAAAATGGACTGTCCTACTCTCTCAATGTTTTAACCAAGGATAATATGTTAAAAGTGATTTGTATTGTAAAACATATATCAGGACATTCAGAAAATAGTGAATTTACAGTTCCAATCGGAAGTGAAAATTATATGTCAGATGTACAAAAATATGGAGCAAGAGCCACATTTGCTAAAAGATATGCTTTTTGTAATGCATTTGGAATATTAACCGGAGATGAAGATACTGATGGAGTTGATAATTCTCCAGAAGCTGTTCCCGTACAAGAGGCCACCGAGATAAAAACCGTAACAAGAATGGCAGATGAAACGCAGATAGCATTGCTCGGTAGGATATTGGATGATATTTCTTGGAATGAAGAATCCTTAATTAAAAAAGGAATAAAACCAATTAGTGAAATGTCTTATAATTATGCCGATGGAATAATTAAACAGTTATCAGCCATAAGAGAAAAACTACAAAAATCAATATAAAATAATTAATTAATATATATCAATTAATAATTCAAAAAAATGAAAAATAATTATCTAGATAAAATAAGTGAAGTAAAAGAATATTGCAGGTTTTACATTAACTCACCTGAGAGAGTTGCCGAGGCTCTTTTATTTATAAAGGAACTTGAAAAAATGACAGCAGAAGTTAAATTAAGCGTGAAAGATAGAGCTGTTGAAATGTTAGACAAATCTCAAAAAGACATGATTAGTTATTCCATAACCGATCCAAAAACAGGAGAAATAAAAGAGTGGGAAATAAAAAGAAGCTATGGAAGCTTATCTAAAGAATACCGACCTGAAAATATATTTAAAATACTTGGAGATAAATCTTTTAAATATTTTAAGGTTACTAAGGGTGCTATGGATAGAGATCTAAAAAGGATGTCAGCTAAAGGAGAATTAACAATGCTTCAAGTAGAGGAGGCAATAAGTGATCCAGTTATTAAGGAAAGAAAAGGTGCCGGTGTAATTATGCGAGAAATAAAACCAAGATAAATATTATGAAAAATTATATACCACCAGAAATAATAAAAATGAGAAGAAGATTAACCATAATAAATTTTTTAACTTTATTAATAATGATTGAAAC